AACATTTGAAAATGGAGACAATGGTAAGTACAACTCCAAGTCAGCAGACCAGAACAAGTTTGTATTGGGACAAGAGGCTACTTACGATTACATCCCAAGAGAGTACAACGGCAAGACCTACTACACGGTGAAGCCTGTTAACCCTCAATACGCAAATGTAGCACCCTCTGGTAGCACATCTACTCCAAGTGGTACACATACCTCTAAAGACGAATCAATCATTCGCCAAACGGCTCTCAAGGCAGCAGCCGAGATTGGTGGAACTCCGCAAGTAGTTATTGCGAATGCACAACTCTTTGCTGATTGGGTAATGAAGAAAGGCGAAGCCCAAGTAACTCATCAGCAACACTTTCAAGGAAGAGAAGAACCTCAACCAGTAGGTCAAGATGGTTTGCCATTCTAAAGAAAGTAATATATTAGGGGAGGGCAATGCCCTCCCTTTTTAACTAAAACACCCTATGTCTAAAATATCTTATGCCGATGTCTTTGGTAAACTTGACGATGTCCGAATGGGCAAAGTGAAGGAAGGACTAAAGTTCGGGCAATGGAATCTGGATTCGCACCTACGATTCAAACGAGGCAACTTCAATGTTGTATTAGGACACGCAAATGTTGGTAAGACCTCCGTGATGTTGTACCTAATGTTACTCCAAACAATAGTCAACGATATTAAGTGGCTCGTATTCAGTTCCGAGAACACTCCTGTATCAATAGCAAAGAAACTATCCGAGTTCTTCTTGGGTAAACCCATTAACAAAATAGACGAAGACGAGTTCCAGATGGCTCTTGATTTAGTGCAACGCTACTTCATTATCATTGACACCGATAAGAAGATGTACACTTACAAGGACTTGATTGAGGAAGCTACTGACATCTACCACGAAGAGGGCTTTGATGGTTTCTTGATTGACCCCTACAATTCTTTAACGAAGGACAAAGAGATGTTTAAAACACTTGGAGGTCACGAATATGATTACGAAGTTAGTACCCACTTTAGGAATTGGGCAAAGCAACACGATGTAAGTATATGGTTGAATGCTCACGCAGTAACCAATGCTTTAAGAATGAAGCACTCCGCAGGACACGAATACGCAGGTCACCCTATGCCACCAAGTGCAGCAGACATTGAGGGCGGTGGTAAGTTTGTAAACCGAGCTGATGACTTTGTCGTTATACATCGTTACATTCAGCACCCTACGGAATGGATGTACAACCAAGTACATATAAGAAAGGTGAAAGAGGTGGAGACAGGTGGTAGACCAACTGCATTAGATGAGCCTATACGCTTTAGGAGTATCCCTAACAATGTAGGCTTTGAGATTCACGGAGAGAACCTTATAGGAAAGAAAGAGAAAGAACAATCCAAAATGCCTTTTTAGATGGACAAATTAAAAGACGAAGACTACCGTTGGGTAAGAGGAGGAAGTAAGAGCATTGCTCTGCTCTGGTTGAGACAAAAGAATCAAGACTTGATGGAGATAGCCAATGCACTAAAGCCTCAAGACCCAAGCAATGAGTATGAGATGGATATTTTCATTGACCTCATTAGTATCTACTCTGCTATAGATGCCTCCATCGGTATGGTAGAAGATGTGCAGCAGATGGTATGGGCAGCAGAAGCAAAGAACGCTGACCTCAAGCTCACCATCCGCAACCTTACGAGAAAGATAAACGCTTACGAAGAGCGATTTGATAACCTTAACGAACACCTAAAATGAGAGCAACCGTACTACAGTTACAGGAAGAATACGACAACTATACTACCCACCATAAGATTACAAAGACCAGAGAGCAAAGGAATGTAATGGCAAGGTTTGCTTTTATGGTTGCTGCAAGAGACTTGTACACGACCCTTGAGATCGCAAGAGTAGTTAAGAAGAACCACGCAGTTGTAATACACGCAACCAAAGGACACGAGATGAACCTAAAGTTTGACAGAAACTATATGAGGTTCTTCAACCAATGTTGTGCTATAATGGACAAGCTACGAGGCTCTCAAGAAGAGGGAATTGATTGGGGCTTAACCAAGCAGAATGCCTTGCTCACGGAGCGGTTACAAAAAACACGAGAAGAATTGTCAACAACTCGTGAAAAGTTGTATCTTAAGGAGCAAGAAATCAAAGACTTACTTAAACGCTATGAACTTTGCAGTTGACATTGCCCCCCTCGCAGGGCTGCTTATAGGAGTTAATTATTGGAACTCCGAGATGAATGACGATTATGAGAACCCCAAGTACCACTCCTTGCAGTTGTGCTTCGGGGTTCTTGCTATTGTAATCACTTGGGCTACGGAAGAATGACCGTATTAGACCTACTTGCCGCTAATCATAAGGAGTGGATAAAGATGGCTCACAAGTTCGGTGCAGGAGACTATGCCGAAGACATTGTGCAAGAGATGTACATCCGCCTACACAAGTACATAGAAAACCCTGAAAGGATTATGTACAAAGACCAACCCAACAAGTTGTTTGTATGGGTGACCCTGCGTAATATGGTTAGGAACTACCAAAACAAGAAAGAGATACTTGTATTTTCTGGAGATATGGTAGAGTACGATACAGAGTTAGATTCTTTTGACTATGAGACGGCAGGAGGTTTTGAGAAGCTCATAGATAAGATATGGGACAAGGTAAATGAATTGCATTGGTATGATAGGAAGATGTTTGAAATCTACCACACTACCGATATGAGTATGAGGGACATTGAGAAAGAAACGAAAATCTCCCTCTTCAGTATTTTTGACACACTAAATAAAACTAAAAATTATGTCCGAGAAGAAATTAAAGAAGACTACGAAGACTTCCAGAACGGCGAAAGCAACCTCATCTAAAGGTTTAGGAGATGACATTGAAAAAATCACAAAGGCTACGGGGATCAAGAAAGTAGTAGACACCTTTGCTGAACTCACAGGTATTGATTGTGGGTGTGATGCTCGTAAGGAGAAACTCAATAAGTTATTCCCAAAGAAGACTCAACCATTATGTTTGGAGGAGAGTGAGTACAATCTACTTAAGGAGTTCTTTGCAGAGTTCAATGAACGAGAGTTAAGACCACGATACCACGAAGACCTCTCAAGGATTCACGCAAGAGTATTCCAACACAAGTATTATGTTCCTTGTACCTGTAACCCTAAAGAATGGAAGAGACACATTGAGGACTTGAGAAAGGTATATGGAGAATACGAAGGTTAGTAAGCTACTTCTTGTATGGCTTTGGACTCAAGGTCATAAGGTGAAGGAGTACAAAGAGGCAGAAGGTATTACAACTGTACACGGCACAGACGAGTACAAGTTTGATGTTAGCGGCAACTACGGAGGCTTTCGTGTAAAGTATACCCATAATAGATTCTCATTCTACGATGGGGACAAGAAACTAAAAGACACAGACCTTAATGAGCTCCGATAGCTTAAACACATACCTCAAGAAAGGATTAAGTCAATCCGATGAAAGAACTGACCATTGCATCTCCATAGGTAAAGATGGTGAGGATTTGTTTAAGGTTCTTACAGGAGCGGTAAAGTCCGAGTTAGAAGATGACAAGAAACACATAGATTTCTATTGGGGCGATAAGCTCGTAGATGTCAAGGGACTAAAGCCGATGCACAAGCACGGATTTATTCTTTTGGAGTTTCTTAATGTGTGGGGCTATCACGGATGGTGTGCTAAAGATTCTAAAGCAGAGTACATCGCATTCCAATTCCCAGATAGATTCTATGTGATGGAGAAGGACAAGTTGAGGTTGAAGGCTATAGAACTATGTGAGAATTTTACCCAAGAGAATGTCACAAGAAAGAATAGGGTTAAACCTTCACAGGGTTTGTACAAGTGGATAGGAAGATTTGGTAAGCAGGATGTGTTTACCTACTTGAGAATAGAGGATGTGCAAGACATAATCTTTCAAGAAATTTTAATCCCTATGTAGGTTGTTAAGAATTTTGTGTATATTAGCATAAACTAAAACACCTTATTATGTCTAAAAAGACCTACACCCTAAAGCAAGACCTTCTGTATGGAGGCACTCTATTCATTGCCTCTTCAATAGGCATTGCATTCTTTTTGTTTATCTACGAACTAATAGAGAGAATATAATGTACTACTTGGATAGAGAGTTGGCTTCGTACCAAGAAGACCGAGCGTCACAATGTGACATCTGCTTTGAGTATTGTGATGACAGTTGGACTTGTTCCTGCTGCCACGAATGTGAGAAGGAGACTTGCGTATGCGATGAAGATGACGATATAGTTACACGACAAATAGACTACCAGAAATGATGACACACACCGAAGCGATTTACAAAGCACAGATAGTC